CGTTATGACTGCACGTTATCCGGCCATGACTTATGTTGATGACGCAGTTGTAGGCGAACCGGGTATGTACGGCGCCGGTTGGCATTCCCCTAACACTGAGAACGATGAGTACGCTGTAGCTATGCAGAACTGGTTTGCATTAAAACCCGCTGCCATGACTCAGGACTACCCGCAGGGATTGGACAGTTATGACATGTATTTACCCGACATGAATATGATGTGGTGGAATAAAACGATGAGTGGTATGTATGAAATTGCTCCTGATCGTGATCAACCTCCACCTCGCAGTTTCGACGGCAGTGTGAAACTACTTCAGTACACTATACATGCAGCACGAGAGTATGCTATAACGTCTGAATATATATTCACCTACATGCAACAGCCATCCGCTGTTTGGAATGCCGCTTTCTCTCAGTTGAATTTCACTGGTATTCTGACCCAGATAAGAGGTTTCTTTACCGAGGCCGCCGTATTAGGGTCGGATGCTCCTTTGTCAAATAATGGACATGCAGTAGCTTTGTTACATAACAGAGTTAACCATAATCGTCCAGCTACCGACATGTGGGGCAACACCCTTTGGGATTATCTGAACGCTCCTCGTATAGGATTTCAATCTGTAGCGTATTGGGGAGGTGAAATGCAGGGTCCGGGAGAGTTTGGTGCGTACGTGACAGGTATTACTCCCTGTATTCTAGCGGATATTTGGGTACAAACCAATTCGCATGTCAAGACCTTAGAATTCACACCGCTGCTTTCCGTTAATAAACTTCTAACTGGTATAACCATCCCTAACGGTCAGGTGGTACCATTTGGAGGCGGTAGTTACAGCACTCCTATAACCGTTGAGAATTCTTACAGAGCCATAGGCTTGGAGACGGTTCCCGTCTTAGATTCAACTACATTGTTTAACCAGCGTCTTGCCTGGCATGCTTTCAAGTGTAGTCTATATTATACCAATGGTGATCCTTACTTGACATTAGTGCCCAATAATGGAGGTGTTGTCTGTCAAAGAACCCTGATAGCTGACTGGACGGTTACAAATCTGCTAGGTGGCGATCAGAAAGCGTCAATATTAACAGCTAATACTAGATGGTTCCCGTATAACACGGTAGACGGCTTGCGACTAGTACCCGGTGTGTCTGCTGCAAACAACGCCGCTCTCATGACTCAGGTAATGGCACAGAAGATAACCACCGGTGTATCCACATGGCTTCTGCATGACGTTACTGCCACACCCAACAACATTGTCACTGCTGGTGGTTCGAACACAAGGTCGAGGATTGCGGCAAGGCCTGGCTCGATAAACAGTTCAGCCTCCTCTATGCCGGGATACGGGGACGGGCTTTCGAACAACAGTGTGTAGAGCGAGTGTTGTTGCGTAGAGGTCTACTCGTGAACAGAGGTCCGTGGGATTATCTGGACACAAGACTGGGCCCTACGTCTGCACTTACTTTAGCATTGGCCGCGTGTGATCCTGTTTTTCTGGACGACATACGTCAAGATGTGGAGTCTTCGGGCATATTACCAGATCCGACGACAGTTGCAAAATTGTCATGGATCGACGTGAGACGCCTGGTTCCGAAAAGCAGTCAAACAGGTCAATTGGTGGATAGGGATAGGGTGGTTGGATTATTAACCATCAGGGATAAGAAGGAGTTTGGAGTGATTAGTGAGAGTATATGGCCTCCAAGGACAAAGACCGACTTAGCATTAAGACGTACGCGTTTGTTAGATTGGGTTTTGGTTTTTAGGAGGCAGAAAAGGGAATTAGAATTGTTGAGTATATTAACAGGATCGAGAGTAGGCTGGGATTTGATATTCATCACCAATATATGCGCGGCAACGGCAATATTTGGCTTACA